GTTTGTTGTATGCTTGACGATCTTCCAATGACATAGCATAGAATTCTTCACCCTCTTTGGATTCAATTCTTCGATCTGGTGGTGTCAACCAGACAGTGAACAGTCCCATCGATAAAAACTTCTTGTCGTCTTCGATCCAGACTTGTTGCCCCTTAATATCCCAATAGCGTTGACACGCTTCTTTGGATAACGAGAACCCACCATAACAACGATTTACTACTACCTTCATTTTATATCCTTTGATGAATCTGCTTCATCTTTATCATCACGAATTTCAACGAATACAGGCAGGAACAGAGAATCTTCCCCAGCCTTATTCTTGATGCGACTATTATACTTCACTGCCACAATTTTGTCAACTAAATTTTCTTTCCAATAGTTCTTGCGATGGGCATCTGTGAATCCTGAACCAACAGAAACCTTCACAACACCATCAGCAGATTCGCAGAGAATTGCACCAAGCATTCCCTCAGCCTTACCTTTACCTTCTTCCACTGCAACAATCTTCAGATCGCATTCCATCTCACCTTTGAATTTGATCTGGTGCTTTGCACGTTTGTCTTCCCATGGACCACTACCATCTTTGAGAATGATACCTTCCAATCCACGTTCAAGATAGTCCTCAAAGATTGATTGTGCTTCTTCGAATGTGTTCACGATATCTGTTGCAACCAACCAGATCTTTTTATTCTTGGATGGTTGTTTCTCAACCAATGACTTCAATGTGGCGTATCGAGTAGAATACGGAGTTCCACAATGACCATCTTGGAATAAGATGTATGGTATGACATCCCAAACAGTGGCGTGAACCATTGCTGCTTCTTTTACAGAGATGGTTCCTTTGTTTGCTTTGTTGAGGATTCCATTGCCAGTCTGCCTATCCATAAACTGAATATCGTCAGGATGCATAACCATGAGTTCACCATCGAAAACACAATCGACATCGCCAGCAAGAGAAATAAATTCTTGCTCAAGGTTACCAAGTAAGAAGATTTCTTTTCCATTTCTACTCCTAAATTCACATTTACCATCTTTGACGATTGCGTTGAAGCGCATCCCGTCCATCTTTAGTTGGACGTAGGCTGGATAATTTATCTTGTCTACGAGTTTCTGGTCGAATTGACTGCACAGCATGCATGGATATTCGCTCACCAAACCAGTCCACACTGCGTTTGCGGTTGATGCTTGGACTCCACATTTAAGATCCTTCTGAATGATTCGTTCGATAACTTTGGCATCGTCTGCACTTAATACTTCCAACATTCCTTTAAGATGGGCGATTGCTGCATTACCTGTAACAAGTCTGTTAGATAAATCATATAAAGAATCCAACGCAAACTTTAATGTGACATTTGTCTTTTCTGTTTGCGGAGTGTATGCAGGAATCTTGCGTTGATAGAATTGAGTGAATGGATCCAATGCAAGGCGAATGACCTCACGCAAAACTTCGTTATTGCGATTAAGTTCAAGTTGTTCAATTTTGAAGTTGCGTGAGGGATTCGCAGCCAACTCATTCAGAAAAACATTGATATTCATTTACGTCTCAATTCCTTGAAGGTGCGATACCTTGGATCGAATCCAATTGGTTTGTTAAACTTCTTCACCAAACCAGTATCAACATTATAAAATGCGTACATCTTACGCTTGTCATCAGACAGGTAGTAGATGTGATTGCTCACATTTCCTACCCAGTCCTTCGTTGTCTCTTGGAATGCTTTCATTACCAACTCGATTGATAGTAGAAATCAACACCCTTAGCAAACGCAGGGTCTGCTAGGATTTTTTCGAATCGATCTACTGTGTATTGCAGTTGACCCATATACCAGTCATCATAGTCAGTGCCACCGAAAAAGAAACCATTGCGAGTCGGTAACAACTCTCCAGCCTTCTTAGGTTTAGCGATAATCTGCTTACACAACTCAATGAGTTCTTGTAACTGTTCACGAGTCACATGTGCTTCTTGACATTCGTCACGACCATCTTGGCAATTACGAACAAACCAGTCATGGATGGCATTGGCTTTACGCCAGTAGGCTACACGAAAGATTACTTCCTGTGCACCATAGTCACCATCTTCGTCACCTTCAACACCAAACACTTCATTGATGCTATTAATCTTTTCAGAATCAGCTGCATCGAAATAACGACTCATGTATTTCTTCGCTGACAAGTACATATCGAGACCCATGATAA